AATATCCATTTCAGAATGAGGATGCTGAGAATTACTTTGTTGATTTGAATTACAGTCCAAGGGATAAGGTGAGAAGTGAAATGATGCACGTTATGTTTACTCCAAAGGGACAGAAATTAAGAGACCCAGAATTTGGAACAAATTTGATTCATTATATATTTGAACCAAATGATGCGGTATCTTGGGGTAACATTAAACAAGAAATTAGCAGTGCGGTGAGCAAATATGTTCCTCGTTGCGTGGTAAATGATATACAGATTTTGAAGAATGAAGATAATCCTTCTGAAACCTTTGTAAGAATTGATTATGGTGTAAGGGAAGGGAATATAATAATTGATGATACAGTAATAACCAAATTATAAAGATGGAGAAAGCAATAAATTATTTAGCAAGGGATTTCAATAGCATTAAGTCTGAATTGATTTCTTTCAGTAAGAAATATTATCCAGAAATGACAGAATCATTCAATGATTCAAGCGTTGGTGCTTGGTTCATTGATTTGGTCAGCGCGGTTGGTGATGATTTGTCATATTCAATCGATAGAGTATATCAAGAAAACAACTTGAATTCAATCCATTCAAGAAAATCAGCACTAAACATTGCTAGATTGAATGGAGTTAAAGTGCCTGGACCAAAGGCAAGCATGTGTGAGGTTCAATTTACTTGTGTATTACCCGTTAATGCAGAAAACATTTCATCCCCAAATTGGGCAGAAGCACCAACAATAAAGAGAGATAGTATTGTTGGAAATGGTACATATAATTTTGAATTGATGGAAGATGTGGATTTTGCGTCACAATTCAATAACAACGGATATTCAAACAGAAAATTCGAACCATTAAGAAATGGTAATGGACTGATTACCGCTTATACGGTTTCTAAATCTGTTATGGCTATTGGCGGCACAAGCAAGGTTTACAAGAAAGTCATAACCCAAAACGAGTTAAAGCCGTTTATGGAGGTAATACTTCCAGATAAGAATATAATGAGTGTTGAATCTGTTTTGTTCAAGGCTGCTGATTCTTTGAAAACAACACCAAATATGAGTGAATATTACATTGATGAAGAAGAATTCAGAATGGCAAATGAATATATTAACACATATAGGTATTTTGAAGTTGATTCATTATCAGACCTTTACAGATTTGGAACTGAAACTGTTGGAACAAATTCCATTGACCCTATCAGTGGTCAAACAGAATTGTATGTTGATTATACTGAAACAGTTGCTGCAAGTGGTGACAGTTTAACAGATGAAACACCAATGAGTGTCAGAACATCAAGAATATACAAGGGTAGATGGAAGCCACTTACACAGAAATTCATTACTGAATATACAGATAATGGCTATATGAAAATAATTTTTGGTGCTGGAAGTTATGATACAGTTCCAAGCGGTTCAACGTATGCAGAATTCATTATGTCCAATTCAGTAAACAACAATATGTTGGGTGTATTACCAGATGCGGGTTGGACTATGTATGTGCTGTATCGTGTTGGTGGTGGTTCTGAAACAAACATGGCAGCAAATTCAATCACTAATATAGCATTTTTAGATACAAAGTTCAAGACAGCAACAGATAACAAGAACAAGATTTTGAATTCAATCAAGGTTACCAATTTAAGCACTTCTCTTGCGGGTAAGAATGAACCTAGTACACAAGAAATTGTAAACCTTATTAAATACAATATTGGTTCACAAAACAGATGTGTAACAATAAATGACTATAAGGCAAGATTGATGCAGATGCCACCAAGATATGGATGCCCATTCAGATGTAATGCCATTGAAGAAAACAACAAGGTTGTAATTCCAATGTTGGGTGTAACAGCCAATGGAAAATTGGATGATTCACTTCCAAGTTTGTTGGTTGACAACATCAAGGAGTATTTAAAGAATTACAAGAATATTGGTGACTACATTGAATTAAAGAGTGGTAAGATATATAATTTAGGTTTCGAAATTGATGTGTTTGTTGATAAGAATTACACTACTGAGTTTGTAATCAAAAACATAATTGAAAAGATAAAGGAATATATGGACATAAATGCTCACGATATGGGTGATAGTTTGTTCATTGGCGATTTGGAAAAGGAAATTAACAAATTGGATGGTGTTATAGCATTGATTGATTTCAGAGTTTATAACATATACGGCAATGTATATGGAAGCAATGCGAAATTCCCAGTATATAAAGTTTCAGAAAGTTGCTCGTCATCATCAAGTGAACGATTCTTGATGCCATTGAACAATGCGCCTTGTTACAGAATTGACTTGGAGGCACTTGATTCTTTGTTGGAGAATGATTACAATTCAATGTTTGAAATACTTAATGAGGAAACTGATATTGCAATAAGAGTTAAATTAAAGTAAATAGTTATGGCGTGTGCTTGTAAAGCAATAAACAAGAAAGACCCGAACATCGAAGAAGCGAAATATCAGAAGAAAGGTGTTTTTTTCTTTCTTGACATTATAAAGAATATGTTATTGAAGATAGTTGAAAAACTTTTCGTAATAGTTTTGTTCATTATACTTGTACCTATAATCATAATAATGCTTATTGTATCTTATGTATTTACTGGTCAACTTAGAGTGGTTTTACCACAAAAATTATTAAATGTGATGAAACGTATTGATAAAGATGAATAAAAATTTGAGAATACATACAAATGTTATTGAAGATACAGTTGTTAATGTAAACCTTAGACAAGATTTTGATTTTTTAGAGATATTATCATTGAAGATTGGTCAAGCGGATTTGTATAAACTTGACCAATCAAATTATGGTGTCATTGTTGGTAGGGTTCTAGCAAACGATGCGTTTGGTATTCCAAATGCAAAGGTTTCCATATTCATTCCTTTGGAAGAAAATGACATTGAAAGGACAGATATAAGAAGCGTTTATGATTTTTCAACTGTTAGGGAATTGAATGACAATAACATAAGATATAATCTATTACCAGATTACAAAGATGATGATTGTTATAGAACAGTAGGTACATTTCCAAATAAAAGATTGGTGTTGGATGACAATGTTGTACTTGAGGTATTTGACAAGTATTACAAATATACAACAGTTACAAACAATGCTGGTGATTATATGATATTTGGAGTACCTACGGGTCAGACAATGTTGCACGTTGACATTGATTTGTCAGATATTGGTGTGTTGTCACAAAAACCAAGGGATTTTTATTACAAGGGCTATAACGAGAGTTTGTTTGACAATGCTAGTCAATTCAAGGAAAGTACAAATTTGGATAATTTGACGCAAATTATAACACAAAATAACGGTGTTTACGTTTATCCTTTCTTTGGTGATGAAGAAGATGATGATGTTGCAATAACAAGATGTGACGTGCAAATCCAATATAAGTTTGAGCCAACTTGCGTATTTTTCGGTTCTATCATTACAGATAACTTTAAGCATTCATTAGGACATGTTTGTGACCCAGCAAATGATATGGGTAAAAACAGCGAACTTATTGCGGCTGAAGGTACAATTGAAATGATAAGAAAAACACCCGACAATCTAACGGAAGAATTTCAAATACAAGGCAATAAACTTATTGATGGTGACGGTGTATGGTGTTATCAAATACCAATGAATCTTGATTATGTTGGCACTGATGAATTTGGAAACATTGTAGCAACAGATAATCCGAATAAAGGTATTCCTACAAGAACAAGGGTTAGATTCAGATTTTCAATTGAAGAAACTGAAACAGACGGTGTTTCAAGACACAGAGCAAAGTATCTTGTTCCAAACAATCCACTGATTGATTTGACAAAGGATGTTCCAACTTTGTTAACGGATAACGGTTCAACTTTTGACAAACACTATAATTTTGGTTCAACAACAATGGATGATGATTATAGAGATTTGTATTGGAATTGCATATATTCAGTAAAGAATTATATCCCAAGAGTACAATCAAACAAAAGTGATTCTACAAGACATTATACTGGTATAAAGGGTGTTAATTATTCAAATAATTTAAATCCAGTACCATTTAACAAGGCTAGAATACGTTTAAGATTTGCATATAAGGTTCTTTGTATCATAATGACAATTGTCATATATATTATTTATGTCATAAATCAAATAATTTCTTTGCTAACTAGTGTGTTATGTTTACCTTGGCCAATAAAAAAATGCTTGTTTAGATTCTCTTGTATAGCATTTGCAAATGGTTTGTCTGAAGATGATTCAAATAATGTTGTATATGTACCTGGATGTTCAAAAAAGGCGCAAAAACACACTAATTGTCCTAATGATGGTAAACCAAAATGTACATTTAGTAGTGACCCAGATGACTTGAAAGATAAGATAGAACAAGCATTGGCACAAGAATACGAAAACGTGAATTTGGATTTCTATAATGATTGGCTGAATGGTACACTTTATTTTCCACTTTGGTTTTGGAAAAAAACAAAGAAAAAGAAATATTTCTTCGGATTGTTTTCAAAGAAAGCAGTAAATTCATTCTGTAATTGTGATAACACTTGGCAATACTTGAATGTGATTGACACTTGTGGCGTTAAAGAAGGTATAAAGAACGATACTGGTTCAAAATGGCATAAAAGAACAGAAACAAAGAAAACAGTTTGGGGTTTAATAAAAAATGTTGAAAACAAGGATGGATTAAATTTGTACTACTATTCTTGTGGTATAATTCCACAAACGAACACCAATGGTTCTACAAATTTTATGAGATTATTTGCAACAGACATCATTTTATTAGGGTCTTTTAATGATTGCGATTTGAATGGTTATCCTAGCGTGTACAAGAATCTACCACCAACAACTGCAAATATTCCACCGCTTGCACCTATTATTGAAAGTGATGTTGAATCTGAATATGAGGGAACGAGTGATGAAAAAGGTACAACAAAAGTAACTGGAATGGATTGGGAACATGATGCCATGCGTGAATACCCATATTATGGTAGAGGCTTGTTGTTAGGTATGGATTGTTCTTCAATCACCACACTTACAAAGACTTGTATAAATCTTAACAGATTAAGCGAGTTGGGTGTAAGTTCTGATATTACGTATCAAGATTGGTTCAGAAGTGGTAATAATATGAGAAAACAACAAATCATAAATGATGGTTTTATTACAAACACAGAAATTGATGATGAAGAATCTAGAGCAATGTTTGCAACATTAAATCACAATGGCTTGGATAAACTTAAAATTGATAAGAATACTGGCTATAAAGTTTATGATTTAACTTATATTTATCCAACAAATTTTGATGGTAGACAAATAAATAATGTTACATTAAGATATACCAACGGAAAAACTGTTGATAATCCAGATGCAGACTATAATTTTTTCAGATTTGGTGGAACAAAGAAAATTCATTATGAAGAAACTGAGGCAGTAAACAAAAAGGAATCTGAAAGGGATGAATTTTATATATATAACAATTCATATTATTTCTATTTCGGTTTGAATTATGGCAAAACAGCAATTGAAAAATTCAATACTATGTTTAATGCTACTTGCTTTAAGAATACAAAATTCCCATTTTCAATGGATATTGACAAACAAGCAGCAGCATCATCAATAAACAGAGTTAAACAAGATTCAAATTTGAATTGGATAGTTGATTGTGCAGACATTGACACAAGCAGATTCGGTGTGATAGACGTTTCTTTACCAGATATTAAAACACCATATTCATACACAATATCCTATTTGAATGGTGAAATTATTAATTCAGAAAGTGGATTATATGAAAAGAAATTGATATTTGGTGTTGAATATGATATTGATAATAAAGAATATTCGCATAATTGTGAAGGAAATGATTGTTATGTAGATTCAAATGAAGTTGCATATAAGAAAATTGGTTATTTCCAAAATTTTACATATGAAACACAATTGATTGGAAATGAAAATGTAGGGGATGCTCAAAATGTACATAGTGTTAAAAACACTGCATATAAATTAACTGTTACTGATTCAAATGGAAAGTCAATTACTGAAACATTTTCATTAAATCAACCATCGCCTAGTATTGGATATGCCGCAAGTGAATTAGGAACACAATTCATACCTTGCCAAAATTTAAGTGCTTCTACAGCAGATTATACAACTCCAGAATATATATATGACCAAAATTTATACGGTAGAATAATATTATCTAGTGTTACTATTGATGGTAATGTATATAAAATAGACCAAATTTTAAGCAGTGGAACTGATTCTGAACAAACATATAATTATTTTGATTTGTTATTAGTTAATGAATTACTACCACCAACATATTATAAAGTAAGATTGCAAATATATGTTGCAAATTGGGGTGTTGATTCTGATTTGAGAGTTAATGATTGGAAATTATTTATTGAAGATGCTTGTGATGAATCACATTTTGATTTTGTTGATGGCCAGTTGAGTTTTAATTTATGGATTCCTGGAACATTTAATTTTGTTGTTACACAATATACTTGTGTTGATGGTGACGAAGCACTTGGAGATAATGAATCGTCAACATTAATTACAGTACAGAATGGTCAAATGTTCGATGCTTTCTTGAACGAAGTACCTTTAAGATTTACAAATAGTCAAAATCTTTTAGTTGGGCAATGGACAAATGGTTTGACCGATGAGGATAGTGGGTTCTATAATTTTCCAAACATTGCGACAAACAAGGCATTATGGGAAAATTACATCACATATACAATGGATGATGGTATGGATGATATATCTTATGCAACAAATGAAACTAGACTTGGCGCATTGAGATATAAACTTATTTCAATGTTCAACATTGCAAAAGGTGTGTATAACACTGATGAAACAAACACATTAGAATTTGATGCAAAAGGTGGCGGTATAATACTTAAACAAGGCGTATATCCTACATTTGAAGGAATGAGTGATTATGTTGTTAATGTTTCTAAAAATGGTATTGAAAGGTCTTCTTTGATTGATATTTGGGATATGGATGCTTATGGTGAAACAACATGCGATGGTAAACACCCTAACTATGTAGCATACAACTATGCAACAATAAATCCATATTATGAAAGTTCATCAACCAATCTTTCAAATTTGCTTTATATGCCGATTGTTTCAAATGACAGTGGTAACACTGGTTTTAATCCACTTATAAAAAACAATAATAATGGTCATGGTGCTTATTTTGCAGCATTTACTAATAATGCTGGTGTTGGTGTTGGTAAAGGGATGAAATATCAGAAATTTCCACCTAATGCAGAACCCATATTGAATGGTGATAATCCGAGAACATATGATGCAAAAAATTACAATATGGTTGTTGAGCCATATTTTAGTAATTATTTGAAGAATTGGTATAAGGCATATTTTGTAGATAAGAGATTATCGTATATATGTAATGTAATTACTTCAAGTCCAAGTATTAAAACCGCAATTGAATTTGATGAAACTAATCCAATACATGCAAGAATTGCAAATGGGCGTTTTACATGCCAAATGATTAATGGTATTCAATTAGCATATGATGAAGATGAAAATATAATTGATTCTGGTCATACCGAAGATTATAGTGGTACTTCACTTGAATATACTATTAATCCATCATCATATACACAATCTGTTTTAACAAGTGATGATGCAAAAACCATTTACAACCATAATACAGAAAATATTTGTGTGCAAAAACTTTTTTATTCATCTACAATTTATTCTGATTATCACGAATATGATATGCGTAATGGTTTTTATAGTCAAAGTCTTGGCAATAATTGGATGAAATATAAATATCCAATTGATGTGACAGAAGATAATATAATATCAGCAACGTCTTTTGATATAAGCGGTGAAACAAATGTTCCTTATTTGGATTCAACACATAATGCAGAAAATTCAACTGATTATGATGATTATCCATCAAAGGTTTTCTATGACCTTTGTAATATAAGTTTGGAAAACAGTTTGATATTCAATACAATATCGTGTTCATACAATATGAATCCTAATGTTGTTGAAATAGATGGTAATGAATATTTGCAATGCCAAATCAGTGAAGGTGAAGAAACATCGTTTGAAATAGGTTGTAATTCATATTATAATATGTCAACAAATGTATTGGATAAAGCAATAGAAGATGCAAATTATAATGCATTATGTAACAATTATTATCATACCGAAATCAATGAATCTGGTCAAACAATACCATATTATGAATGTAAGCCATTTGCTTTGAGATTCCAAATTGAACCAAATGATGATGAATATGCAAGTGAATTGGATTATACCCCATATAGACCAATAATTTTTAGGTTTGATGGTTTCAGTGGAGAAACTGGTTTCAATTTGCTTGAAACAGTTAGAATGTTGAAATATGATGGTGACCCTAATGAAATTTATGAACAAGCATATTCATTGAAATTAGAACATAGTGATAATATTTTGGAAACTAGATTGTTTACTCCAAAGGATTTTGATTATAATGTTAATGATTATGTCATAACAAAAGGTTATAAATATTTCTATAATAAGGAAAATGATAAAGTTATAAATCAAATTGATGATGGTTTCCATGCTAGTTTGATTAAACTTACTACTGACCAAGAGCCATTAGGTATTACCTATTATGGTGTCCATTGGAGAAATGATAATGGTGCATACAAAAAAAATAATGGAATCTTGCTTGGTAACACAAAATATATGATGGTATTTGGTGGAAAGGAATATTTCAATTCAGATTATGAAACAGACAACATTGTTAAATCTGTTAGAGCATATAATTTCGGAAATATTATTTCTTTTGACCCAGTATATACAAGCGAATTCAAAGTAAGTACAATGACAGCAAATTGGGACACTACATCAACAGAAGATATTTCTGATGAAGCAAAAACTGTTTCATTTACTATGGAATATGTTCTATATGGAAAAGATGATGAAAATAATAAAATCCCAATTACGCTAGATAATGTTGAGGCTTCGGCATATCTGACAGCACTTAATTCTCATGCACAATCTGGTGGTAGAGAAAGACCATATAATGATTATCATTATTATAATGGAAATTGTACAACTGTAGGTGAGTATAATAGTGAATTATCAACAATAAATCACACATTTACATTTAATTACGATTTTTTAAATCATCTTGACCATGACCCAAGTGATGATAGACATACTTTAATGATGGTTGAAATTGTATTCAAACACAAAAATGGTTTAATTTATGCTTTAACGCATATTTTCCATTATGATATTGCTCAAGTAGCAAGATGGTATGCTAGCGGTTGCGTTGGAGAATGTGATTTTGACAATGGTAAATTTGAAATCGTTCCACAAGATGTTGTATTAAATAATTTTAACCCTATTCCTTAAAAAATGGAAAAAATTTTATTAAATAGAAGAAGAAGCAAAAATAGTGCAGACCAAAATCAGTTTATTGCTGTCAATACAGTTGGCAGCAATAAACTGTTGCCTTATTCTGATATGCTTTCTGTCATAAATGCTAAAAACAGATATGATTATGAAAGGCAGACTCATAATTTGATAAGATTATCTTGCAATGTAAACACAATTTGTACGAATGTGTTGTTCAATCCATTTACTGAAATTGTAAAATATGAAGGTTCTGATAGTGCTACATGTTTGAATTTCAGTAAAGTAGTTGTTGGCGATAATGCTTTACAATATAAGGATAAAAATTGTTTTGAAGGTGATGATGGTGATGAAAGGGTATTAAGTGCAATTAATGACACACAATTATCAAATGCTGCTTGTGGTTATGATTATCATTGTGGACTTGATTTTTTCAACAATCATATATTGAGGGGAAATACATTTAAAGCGATTAATATGGAGAAAAACGATAGAAAAGATGATAATTTCAACACAATATCTGATTTTCATAGAACACATTCTGGAGGTACAATTTCAGACCCTTTTGTTATTGGTGAGCGAAATTTAAGTGCGTCCACATTGCATATTTACACACATGATAATCTTTTAACATTCAAAGATGCTTTCAAGGATAGATTAAGAGAAGAAAATGGATGGTTTGGATTTATAAACAAAGGAAAAATTGTTACATACAAATATGATGACAAAGGAAACAAGACTGATATGTTGGACATTTCAAAACCAATTAACAATCAAAGGGCTTGTACTTTCATTGATATGTACCCGACAAGGGATTTATTTAATTTTGCCCCAAAATATAATCCATACAGACATAGGATTGAAAAGAATTGGAATTATTGTCTTACTTATCCAAGTTCTTCGGTTACAAGTGGAATTAGTTTTATTAACAGTGATGTTGAAGGCGGTGCATTAAGGATTTTCCTTATTGATGACATAACCTTTGAAACATTTAAAATAAACTGTATGTGCAAGCACGGTTTGGTTGAAGGTGACTATGTGAACATTTATAGTGGTAATGTTCTTACCATACCATCTGTTGAGGTACTTGAAATCGTGGATGATTATACATTCAAGACAAGTAACAACGGTTTTGCATTGGACACTGAATGGAGTGGGGTTACTTTCAATTCTGAAAATGATTATACTGTGAATGGATATACATCCTATGTTGTTTATAAGGACGGTATGTATTATCAAAATCAGAAAGCAAATTTTCTAACATATTCATTCAAGAAAATAGATAAAGACAGTGAGGTTGATTATTATGTAAGAATATTATCAAAATTACCAAATTGGAAAAATGCTGATAAAAAAATCACTGAATATTCCATATATGAGGAAGATAAGACATTAATAGAAAGATATTGCAGTGGTATATCTGAATCAAATGCAGATGTTTTTGAAAATCATGTTTCAAAACTTGCTTTCAGTAACAACATATACAATGATAGTGTCGGAAAAGTAATATTTACAGATGATGTTAATATAAATTATCTCCATGACAATCTTGGAAGACCAATATCTGATTTTTATTTTACTATAATAAAAAATAACAAGGGATATAGAGAATGGTATAATCCAAGTGCAAATACAGTAAACGTTCCTACTGTTGAATATTCGCATTGCTTTGGTAAAATAACTTGTGGCTTTTATTTGAACCCTAATTTATATGAAAAGAACAAAATTGAAAATAATATGCTTTATCCATTGTCAAATATTTGGACAATGTGTGACAACAATTATTTGAAAGGTGTCGATGGGGAATATACATATTTAAGCGGTTTATCCATAACTGCAATTAATGATGAAAAATTCAGAGATAATACAGATAACGGTGATGAGATAAATTATGAAAAGAACATTAATTTCTATGGGGATTTGTGTTGTTATTCTCATACGCAAGTGAAAGAAACTGTAATACAACAAATTGATTACAGATTCAACACGGCACAAAGGGAAAATTGGGGTAATGACCACGATTTTACTTATTTGAATTTGAATTTAGATGATTACGATGTAAATAAATTCAATACAGAAGATTTCATAACAAAGGAATCACAAAAACTAGGTAATCTTTGGGAAGGGTATTATTATCAACCACATTATGAGATAAGAGTAAGAACATTTGATGAAAACATTACAACCCAATACCCAAAAATATTTTCAATAAGAAAAAGAGAGGGTAATGTTAATGAAATGACAATTACAACAAATAAGAACAATTATTTTGAAAAAAATGATTATTTCATTATTTATGATAGAGAAGCGGCACAAATAATTAATGCGCAAATAACGGAAATTGTAAATTATAATATCTTCAAATGTAAATTTATAGAAAACAATAATTCTGAATTAATAACAAGATTTGTAAATAAAGAATTACCAAACACATCATATAGAATTGTCAAGGCAGATGTTTCAATACCAAATAATGCTGAAATGCTTTTGGATGACACTTGCAGATTCATATGGCGTGAAATGTATGAAAACGGATTTGATACAATTAATTCAACGAATATTGAAACATATCCTTTTACCAACGGAAGATTATATATTAACAAGAATATAATACTTTATTTGCGAAGACAAAACCCAATGTTACTTACAAAACGTTTAATGAACCCAAATTTTGAATATTATTCAATCAAAGGTAATTTCATACCTAATACTGAACTTAACAATTACTTTACAGCAAACAATATAGTATGTTGAAAATAAACTTGAACAATAGCAAGCAAAATTTTGCAGAAGTGGAGTTTGGTGATATATTCGTATCACCAAACTTGGATTATTTTACATTTGTGTGTGACGCTTCATATGATTTCAACAACAACGATATAATTTGGTTTGTCGATGAAGATGGCAATAAAACACCTTTGTCAATAACAGTTGAGAATTTTACTGCGTTTGGTGAAGCAAGATATAGTACAGAATATGCTGTTTATGATTTAAATCCAGAAATCAATGAAAAATACATTGAGTATTATGACGGAAAACGTTATTACAATAGGGCTATTGAGGAAAGACCCGATATTTTTGGCGATAACAGTATTGTAATAAACGATACGCCATATAACATTTCAGGCAATAAAATTAAAGATGTAGATGAGAAATATTACATTACTGAAGATAATTTGGTAACAAATAATGGGTTTGAATTTTATACCAATATCTATTTGACCTTTGATGAAGAAGGAAATCAAAAGTATAATATTGATTTACGGCCAATTGACGAAAACAACACAAATATTCCTACCGTATATGAATATGATATGCCAAAGAAATTGTCAAGGGTCAAGGTTAATACGTTACCAAATCTTCCGATAGATGTTGATACTATTATTCCATTTTCATATACTGAAAAAATATTATATCATGAAAAATATTATAATGTACAAAAAGAATATGTTGCGGACAAAGACGAATATCTACGAACAGTAAGCGGAATTGATGGAGATTATTCTGGTACTTGTGTACATATGGTTAGTGGTGTTGAAGTGTATGATACTGATTACATTTACATTAATGACGAGCAAGAAACAATTGCATTGATAGAAAGAAATGAAATGAGTGATGAACTTGGTGCGAGTTGTTGGCTTTATGCAAGTAATGAAGTTTTGAATGAGGGCGATATAATTTTAGCAAAATCAGTCGATAATTCAGAAAGATATGTCTTGCTGTTGAATGATGGTGTAAGCGGTGTGGAAAGTGGTGCAACAAGTTTCTACATATATCATAAGAACAATGAATATTATGAGCAAACATTGGTACAATACAAAGATAGCACCTACCATCCATATGACTTTCTTCTGATTGGAGAAGAAGAATATGAAATACACTACACAAAAGAAGATAATTCAGTCGGGTATATCATATACAATAACGAGAAACAGAATTTTGCCTTTCAAGATTTGTCAAACCCAAGTGATTGTGAATTATTTAACAAGATACCTTTGTTGAGAAACAATGTTACAATAAACAATCTTTTCAAGGAATACAAGAGATTTGAAAATGATGAGTTTTCCTATTATGAGGGATATTTTGATATGGTTTATAACAATAAAGGTGTTAGAGTATTCGCCACACTTGTTGATGATGCTGGAACCAAATACAGATTGGCTTACAGAGATTTGAATGACATTACAGTTAATTTGGCTATTGAAAGTGGTACTTTGAAAGCAAATGCAATCAATCAGCCGATATATGGTGTAAGAAGATATACATTCTTTGATATTGATGAACAAAAATTTAAAGTGTACCCAAAAGAATCCAAAACATTGTATCAAGGCACAACAGAACAAAAAGGATATTTCAAATATACTATTATGAATATACCCGAAGAATATAGGCTTGTTGTTACATCAATTGCTGGAGTTGATAAATTTGTGTGTGTGCCATTTCTTGGTAACTTGAATGACATTGATTATATGTTTGAACAATATTTGTTGAAATACAAGGATTTAAATTTCAGAGCATCAACATGTTATGACATTTCAGCAAATTTCCATAATTTTGAATTTTTCAAGGAAACAAATGTTTTCGGTGATGAAGATACGTACATAAATGATGATTTGTTCTTTGGCGTTGATGCTTCTGTTGTTTCAATGGGTAAAATACGGTTATTCAAGGATATGAGTTATTATGAATTACCTTTGAGTTTTGTCCAAAATGTTGAAAACAATATGATGCAGCAAGATATTCTTGAAGATAGATTTTTCAATGTTGAAAACGAAAAGGCAATCAATAGAATTGTTGATATGGAAAAGGATTTATATTATCCAGTATATCAAAACGGTGAAGTTGACGATTGTGTTAATTCAAATGAATTCTTGAACATAAGCAAAATTGTATTTAATCTACATTTCAGAACAAGGGATTTGGAAACTTGGAAAATTAATGAAGATAATAATCAAAAAGCATTGCACGATGGTGAAAATCCATCTGAATTGATGTCATATTCTGGTATTAGTGGTAGCAATTGGTTCTGCATTGATTATTATGAAGGGTTAAGCGGAATGAATGATTCTGCAAGTGCAACTTGCAAGCATTCTGACTTATTAGCATTTCTTAATTTTACAAATGATGATATATTCTATCAGAAAAGCAAAGTTGGGAAATCATTTTTAAGATTATTGTTCTATGATTCCAAAAATCCAACAAATCAAAAATTGTTGTATTCGGCAACCGTTTGGCTTGACGAGAATCTTTTATACAAGAAATACATAAACAATATGGAATATAACAGTTATGATAGTGCAAAAACAACCAATTACTATTATAACATCTTGAATGACAAGAAAAAGGGTGAAGGTGTAAGTGTTGATTGCGAACCTTGTAACTATGTACCGTTAACTCAAAAATCAACACCAAATTTCAATGAAGATGCAAGGCTTGATTCACAATTCATCATAAAGAATAGGTATCAGACTAGCAATTCGTCAGAAGGATTTTATTTGCATTTATTCAAGGAATTGACCGCAAGGTTGCATGAAAGAACTATATACATGAAAGTACAATTCAATCATGCTGGAGAAGGAAAGGTATTGAACTTTATGCTACCATTTGACAAGGATAAAAAACTAATGACTAATTTCACAAAAGATAACATAAATTATCTTTGCAGTGGTAGTACAATTGCAGAACTTTATGACAGAATGTTTATTGACATTAAAATTAAATATGACAAGGTTTTGGATAGATATGTTTGGTATTTGCCGAAGGAACTTGTAGATGAAAAAGGATATAATGACGGTACTATGACATTCAATTTATTTGAAATAAAACTAAAAGATGAATCATTTGTATGAAAAATATAAAGAAAACTGTTTATTTGGAAGATTTTAAATCAAGAATTCCACTTTTATACAATTCGTTTGATGAAAACGGAACATACGTTGATTTCAAAAAAATGGTGTTTGATGATGTATTAAATTTTGATGATGTATTAAATTATTATCCAAGAGGCAATTACGGTATGATTCCGTGTGATTTAGTGATTTCTTTTGAAAGTGCTTCAACAATATCAGAAAGCGTTGAAGAAAGGACTACCGAATTTGCAAACACAATGGATGAAACATCTGGTTATACGTTTTTGGACAGCATATATGATTTTGAACCCGAAAAATGGTCTAAAACACTTAGTTCAGATACAAGTGGAAATGCCATAACAGAAATAGATTGTGTTATTCCAGAACAAATCGATTATCTTTTTTCATACATACAGATAAAAAGAATGTTTTATTTCTTTATGTCATATGATAATCTGTTGAAAAACAATCCAATAGCATTAAATGATGGAAATATATGTGATAGACCTTGCAAAACCGCGACAGAATATTATAGAGTTTATATAAATGACGGAAATACAAAAACTTACAACACGTATGAGAATTTGGATTACACTTATTTCAGTTATGGTGGTGACATAATGAAAAAATTCTTGTATGAGGAGGTTTTCAAAAGATTTATGATACCACAATCATTTAGGCTATATTGGAAAACAGCATTCCTTTGGTTTGTTGATGCCTTGAAATGGCAGCGTTGGTTCAATGAAAGATATGACCTATATAAATCAAAATCATCTGACTTGGATTGCAAGGATGTGGATGACTGTTGCGATTGTGTTGAATATTTCAAAAGAGGTGGACATGAAATGCACTCATTGTTAAATGATTATATACAAAATAATAGTTCATTCGAATATGTAACAGATAGTGCAAACACAACATTTGAAATGCATCTTGTAATGACGAATTCTATTGATGATATGGGAGAATTCTCTATATTTTCTAATGAGTGGGAAGGTGGAGAAAACTATTCATCATCAACGGTTTCAAATACATTTAAAGATAAATGCGGTGAAGATTATTCATTTGACAAGGATAAAGAAACGCAAAGAGAATATGTTGATGGTGGTACAGTTGTAACGCACAATGAGCATATTTATGTGATGAACAAGGCTAATGAAACTGGTTATAAATATCTTGATTCTTGTTGGGAGTTTGATTTTGATTCAAAAGTGTGGGATGACTATATGTACAAGAAATTCAATGACCCATTTAGTTCGTATACAAAATATGCTTATGATGAATTGGATAATTTTCACATATCAAGCGGAAGCATAAATCCAATTGAAATGGCTATTACATATCCTTGTGTTTACGATAATTATATTGTCTATAATAACATAATTTACAATGTTGATGAAAACACTGAATATATAGAATATAAAAAAATACTATTAAAGGTTTTCACTGACATTAAAACCAAAAGGAAATATGTTTCTTACAATAGCAAGCGATATTATGCAAAAGACAGTAATTTGGTTTTTAATTTGACACGAATCCCGTGCATAGATGAAGGTGATGATTTGGAAATACAAGTTGCACCATATTCTGTTGTTATAAATGGTCAGTTATTTATAACAAACAACCATCATTTTGAAATTGGAAATTACAAATATGCAATAATATCAAAATTTGTTCAGATTGGAGACAGCAGATACCCAATATTAAACAATAAAATTCATAAAGTATATAAAATTAACAAAAATTTGAAATTCAGTTGTTTTGTTCTTGATAATGAAACATTTGGAGAATATGTTGAATCGTTTGACGATTTTGATAGAACAAAAATGTGTTATACAATAAAAAATGATATTTTTTATGTTGTTTATCCTTATGAAGAATATGATGTTGGTAAAATAACTGGTAAAACAGATTCAAAGTTGGCGCAACTTAAAGACAAGAATCTGTTTCATGACGATACTGGTGTTCAATTGCAAGGAACTTTCAAGGTTTTGAACAATAAGACGAATGCCCAACCATTGGAAAACAATATATTGGATTTACCATATCATGTTGGAAATGTTGCAAGAATAACACCACTTATAGACAAGAATGATAAAATATTTGCGTATTGGGGTGATTTGTTGAAAGAAATTACTTTCTATTATGTTGATGTTGAAGGAAATAGAACAACAAGTGGCTATAATGTAAGCGATTATGACAATGATAATTTATCAGCATTAACAAAGTTGAATCATGATTGGTTGGTTCAATATGCATCTGGAAGTTCAATGGAAGAAAACATTATACAATATGACAAAGCGTTGAATGATGTTAGCAATGGATTGCACATAACAGACGAACTAAGATGCGAAATTGTATATTATCTTGGTGCTATATTGGATAGAATCAATGATGCTGAGAAACCTTATTTTGACTTGAAAGATTATGGTGATTTGTCAAAATACACTTGTGGTGTGAAATACACTGATGAATATAAAGTTAAAGCCGTGCCAACAAGATATAATCTGACAAAAAGGATTTCTTATAATATTTATTTCTATGGATTAGAGCCTATTGATGAAACCGAAGCGGTATATACAGACCCTAGCAAGAGTTTCAAGAGATTGAATCCTTTGACCAAATTTGAGGTAAACATCAATTCGTCATTAAAGGATAGTCATCATTCTTATCCAACAGACCAACAAGAGGATGCTGCAATATCAGCAATAACATATTCAAAATACAATAATAGAATATTTTCACCAGTGTTTAGGGAAGAATATAAATTCGGAACTTCATCAATACAAAAGGTGGAAGAAAATATTTATATTAACAGAGGAATAGACAAGGCAATGGATAAAGGTTTGAAACTTATTGAAATCACAACCTTGGAAGATTTGGAACAATACAATAACGGATTTTTTAAAATTATAAATAATAGTTAAATATGAGCAATGGAGTTTACGGGACACGAATCCCATCTAACATTTCACAGAATGATGTGGAAATATATTACACTTACAGACCAACACTTAACAGTTCCACAAGCGAAAATCTGATTTTCCATAAATTGGATTCTAGCATACTTGTGAAATCTTCAAGGGTATTGGATGGAGAAATTGACAATGTGGTTGAAGGTATGTATAACCTTAAATTGCCAGTAAATGTATTTAACAAAAAGGGCTTCTATACAGTATATATCAAGCCAAAGGAAATAAAGACCGTTATTGCCGATGTAGGTACGTTGGCATCTTTCCCTAGTGTAAGAGGTATTGTGATTGATACTGAAAAGATTCCTATTGCAGACAGACACTTGTTTACAACAAACAACGGGATTGTAGGGTATAGAATCATTTATTTTGACAAATCACTTGAAAGGGATGATTATTACAGAATCGTCACTAGCAACAACAGATGCGAGCCTTTGACACAATCTGTAACAAATTCGAATGACAAGGTTTCTTCTTACAGATACAATGAAAATTCAACGTTAACATTTGTTACTGTTTCACCATCATCCGCGCCATCTTTCAAGGCAAATGAATTACCTTATATCGGTTTGACAAGTCAGCAAGTTGTTTTTGTAAATACCAAATTTGAGCCAATTGCAATTGATATTGAAATGGTTGAACACGATGCAGATACTATCAGTACAATGCTTGAATACAGCCAATTGAGAGATTTGGACAATGGCTTGATAACAACGTTCAATGATGACGGTGAAATATATCATCAATCAGAACATTATACTTTGAAAGATGAATATACGGGTAATCCAGTATTTGAGATTAAGAAAATGAAGAAAGATGATATTGATTTTACGCAAACATTAGAGGATAAATAATTATGGCATACATTAAATCATATAGCAATTACGTATTAAAGAAAAAACATGCAAAAGTCAATGATGGTGATATTTTCGAAAGAGATATTACCACCATTGGTGGTGTTGACAACTTTACAACTGGTCAAAACCCAATATATAGAAGCGGTTCTTTCTTGATTACTGTCAATTCAGATGACATTGCATCTAAAAAGAAAACACAAGGCAAATGGTATGAAAATGAAAACGGTGAGGTTTGGAATTATTCTGATGTAAAATCATATTCATCTGACACCATTGAAGATGATAAGATTGTAATAAAGAATGATTTTAGGTCACTTGTTGATTACGCATACTATGGCTCTTGTTCTGAACTTGTAAGAGCATCACTTAATGACATATTGGAAAGATTTCCTGGTGAATTATATGTTAATAGTGCTGCAACTGCATATTTCACAATTGAACAAGTACACTATAAAATAGGTGATTATAAATTAGGTGATGATGCACTTAGTGTTGTTAGTTTGGGTAACAACAACCTTATTTTAGTGGATAATCCTTTTGATATTGATATTCATACACAATACAAAAATCAAGAAGATATAACCGATGCCTTAAAATTTTTCTGTAATGAAGGCTACAAAAACTATCAATTGCTTAATGGTGATGACAAAACAACATATGATATTGAATCTTGGGTTTATGAAAATGTTGAAGAACCGACAAGACATGTTCCTTTGAATAAAACAAATCCAAACGATGAACAAAAATATAAAACAATTGTTGGATATTGCAAAGGTGATGCCATGTTCATAATAACATTGCAAGCAACTGATGGTAAATCAATGGTTGTTTCTGGTTATCTTGGTGATGATTCTAGCATAATATACATGGCAGACAATAATTACGCAAATTATCATATCAGACCTAAAAAAGAATATTATGATAAATTCATCAAATCATTGGATTATTTCGAAAGTGCTTTGCTAGATACAACAACAGAACCAATATACAAGGCAACTTTTGAGGTTTTTGAGGAAACTGAAAACGGTTATAGAACAAAACTTGAAAGTTTTGTTTTCCCAAGAAGTGCTGGTGGATATAATATTGGTGGTGATGGAAGCACATATAATGAATATGTTTCCAATTTCATAAGATACACTGATTTCTATGATGAGCATTTTTCAGATAATGTGTATAGAATGCTTACACATGAATCAATAAAGAACTTTGATTGGACTTATAGCACAATAAACGATGCAGAAGAAAAATTTTCACACGGTCACACAAAAATAGACCAATTGCTAAGATTGTTTGGTAGGGAATTTGATGAACTAAAATTGTATATCGATGGTATCAAGAATTATAATCAATTGACATACAATGATAATAACAATATGCCCGATTATTTCTTGACAGACTCTTTGGAACAAGATGGTTGGGACATAAAGAATATATTTCCAATTGTACTCACCGAATATGACAACAGTGGTAATACAATAGACATTCTACCCGAAAAACAATTGGATGACCAAGACACTTTTTATAGGGTTTTCAATCAAGACTTGGAAACTGTCATACACCCATATGCGTTTTCAGCATTGACACATCAAGAAGGAAGTTTTATCATACCAAAAGGATGTACGGATGATGGAACAGATTGTGATAATCCTAATTTTGAACTTGCAGATGGTAAAGGTGAAGGTGAGTTGAAACTTTATTATTTCAAGAGAAACGGAAGCACAATAACAACCGCTACGTCAGATAATTACGATTTCAGTTTGCTTAAAAGAAAGGTTTCCAAATTTGCATCAAATTCGGATTACACATACAAGGACATAAATGCACAATTCCTCAAAAAACTCAAACTCAATTCAAGAGAGATATTCAGACATAAGGGTACTATTTGCGGAATTGAAATGATGCTTGGAATGTTTGGATTGAAAAGCAAGAATTTTGTTGAACAAGCATATAGATACGTTGATGACAGTTGTGAAAACGTAATAAGTGGTAACTGTAGATTTTCGGGGGAAAACCCATATGACTATGAAATAGAAGAATACACAACATTTACAAATGGTATCTTGGACAAGGATTGGTTCTGCAAGTCAATGCCAACAGTTGATTGGTACAACTATACAAAGGCAATTAATTATGGAACGCAGCAATATATACCATATCAAGGTTTGCCAGTAACATACAGAAAAGTATATTATGACAATGATGAAAGCAAATATATTGATGACATTGCTGAAATAATAGAATATGATTCTTACACCAAGGTATTGGATTATTATAACAATAACAATGAATATGTTACAATAGACAATGTTAGTGAAGATAGAATAATTTATCCTTATTTCAATCAAGACGAAAGATATGATGGAAATCCATATTATCAAATGAACGGTGGTTGGATTAGGAATATCCCTATGATGTATGACAAGTATAATAATATAATTTCATTATCAACTTTTAGCGAACTTTACACTGAAACGGTTGACACAGTTAAAAAGGTTGAAACAGTAATGGATTTGTTTGCACTGCCAATTAGTGAATTGGAAAATGGTGACGTTTATTATGTTGAAAACATTTCAAACGAATACTTGCTCATTGATGGAAGATTGTATAAGTTGGAAACTGATGTTAACGGAAACAAATATTTTAATTTTACAGTATTCAATCACACCGTAAGGATAGATGATGCCGTGTTCGATAATAACTTTGTTGTTTTTAATCCATATTCTGCTGATGGAATGAAAAGAACATTTTTCCTTCCATCCTTGGATGATGGTTATGTCATAAAGGCATATATGATTAGTGGAAACACTGTCATAGATGATGATACTAGCGACAACTTGCATCGTTTCATTGGTCAAACAGTAACATTTTCTGGTGGGACACATTACTTTAAGTTATACAATAGAGATTACAAGAACTATATAATGACGGAAGATGGTTGGGGTCAATTGGAAGAAAGTGACGAGGATTTTATTAAAATAAACACACTTACCAATTATTTCAAGGGAAATAACCCACATAAGGGTAACATGAAATATGATTTCGGTTATTCATATATGGAGAATTTCGCTAGATTGTTCAATTATTCAATTGACAATGAAATGTTTGACATGAGAATGTATGAGGGTGGCTATTATAATGAGGAAGATAACATTAACACAATTGGTTTCAAGAATCTTGTTGGTGATTATCTTGAATTCTGTGATAGAACATATCCTATTTACAAGGATAGCAAGATACATTATTTTGGAAATTATTTCAAGATATATTGGTGTAAAGGAGAAAACAACAACTATGATATAATATCTTCAAAAAACGCAAGCGGAGATTCAAGGCATGACCACGAAAAACCATATACAGAAAACACGGAAGATGTTAAATTCACATATGATAAAACTCCAGAAAAATGTTGGTATGACTACAATGATTATAAGGATGTGATAGAAAACATTGACCCAAATGTGAACACAAGTGAAGCCCTAATGAATGAGAATGTGCATTGGAAAATTGATGGTAAGTATTATATTTGTTCGGGTGCATCTGTAGATTCTTGCAATTATCAGATAGTAAATACGAAAGTTATTAAAATTAAATTCTATTTATATTCAAAGGAACAATATTCAAAGGAATATATGGAAGAAATAAAATATTATCAATCCATAATAATGCCATATGTTGAGCAAATGATTCCATCAACAGCAATTGTAGAAGTAGAATATTGCATAAGAGAAAAATAAATAAATAAAAATTAATTAAATATGAGTAATCAAGAAGAACAAATGCTTACACTCTTAAATGAGGCTTATCAAGAAGGCTATGACACAGCAATAAAAGAAAATCCTTCGCCATCACAAGATGAAGAACAAGTACACAATATTGAAAATCTTGCTGTCAAGGAGTTTTTCGATTCAGTACCAAAAGACGGGTATGGAAAAGATGAATACAGCAAGGTTTGGAAGTATCTTTTTATGACACAAGACCATTCATCTGCATCTTGGACTGAATGCTGCAACCCATACGTAATATTCGGTAAGGGTGATAAAATTGTGGTAGAATGTGAAGGAGAATCATCTTGGAATGTTTTACCATACAAGGAGGTTTTCAGAATTTATTCATTGCTTCCAAACAAGCAATACCATTGGACAATGTATAAGGGAACAAGCGTGTTGAAAAGCGGTGACTTTAAAACTTGTGGTAGAGTAAGATGGATGGGAACATTTTCTTCAAAAGAGCCACGTAATTTCCGTGATTTGGGTGGCTTTGGAATTAAATTCGGAAGACTTTATCGTTCAGAAAATCCAGACGCAATTGAAGTTGGTTCTGCCGACCACATATATTTGCGTGACCAACTTAACATTACAGTACAAGTGAACTTGCGTAGTGCATCAGAACCAGCAAGAAAAGACTTGTTTGCAAAAACATATCAATACAATATACCAGCATATTCAGAAGTGTTTACTGCAAGTACAACATATAAAACTAATTTCCGTAATGCGTTCAATGCAATCGTAAATGAACTTGAAGCGGGTAGAAACGTACTTTTCAACTGTTGGCAAGGTTGTGATAGAACGGGTACAATGGCTTGGATGATTCAAGGACTTTGTGAAATGCCACTTGGTTATTGTGAAGCACATTGGGAATTGTCTGGACTTGACCGTTGCGGCAATTCAAAGATTTGGAATTGGGAAGAAAGTTCAAAAGGTGAACTTAGAACATTCATCATCAAACTACAAGCAAAGATAACAGATGCTTCCAAGAAAAACGATTCCTATACATTGGCATATTATTTAGCAAAGACAGTTTTAGGTATCACAGATGAAAAGATTAACAAGTTGAGAGAAATTTTAATGGAAAAAAAAATTAACTTTAACCATTAAATATATGAAATCAGATGGTACAAAGGCATTTGATGATTATGTCGGTGGATATGAATATGGTGAATCATATAATGTAACAACACCAAAACTTGACGGTTATATTTGCAGCAATTCAAAAGTAAGTGGCGTTATGCCAAACAGAAATGTAACGGTTACAATTGTGTATATACCAAATTCACAAGAAACACCAATTATTCTTTAATAAAAAAAAATATTATAATAAACAAAAAAATATGAAATACTTAAAATTATTTGATTCACACAGTGATTATGAAGAATACATAGATAGTGAAGATGCTGTATTACCTAACATTAGTTATTGTGCAACACAACGATAGGTGCATAGTAAATCCAAATACACATTAACTGTTGTTTATTCATTTGATGAGGATTTTGGTATAACACCACCATCAAATTTTGTGCAAAAAATATATAAATGGAGCAACATATCGTATAACTAATCCAAAAGTTGAAGGTTGTACACCGTCAGAAACAATTGTTACTGGTACTATGCCCGCACATGATTTGACAGTGAATGTTGTATATAGTAGAAATACATATACATTAACAGTTAATTATTGGTATAATGATGGTTCACAAGCATTACCACAACAGGTTTTCGAATACAAATATAAAGAACCATATAACATTATTCCACCAGAAATACCTAATTATGTTCCACAACCAAGTTCAGTTAGTGGAAATATGCCAGCAAGAGATTTTCCAACAAATTTTATTTATGTACCGTATGGTGGTATAGTTGACCCAGAAACACCTCTTTAATAAAAAATGGTATCAGTTAGTTTCAACTGATACCATTTCTTTTAATAATTAATTAGTTTCTCCTTGTCATTTGCAATGTCATCAAAATCATTTATTTCAAAATTATAGAATCCATAGTCAGTTGGTAAATCTATAAATTTATGTGTCCCGTTTTCAATATCCCATACTGCAAATCCATGTTGTGTAATTGTTTCACCGTAGTTTTGTTGTATCAATGAGCCTGGATATACAATTAACACATCACCTCTTTTTAGTTCTTGCCTTTTATGTATATCACCAGCCATAACATATTGGCAACCATTAAACAATTCATCACCATCAAAGCCATCTTCAATAACTTGACCATTGTTGAGTTGCGCACCGATTATTGTACCGTGATACAAACCAATCATTGTATTGTTTGGATTTGTTGATAGAACTTCATCCAATGATGGCTTGTGATAATTGTCATGAATTGAATAAAGAACCCAAGTTATGTTTTCATCCACAAGACATCCACTTCTATATCCAAGCATTTCATCAAGATAAAAGACATCTTGGAATTGTGACGTTTCAAACAATGCGGTCAATGTGTCTGTTCTAGAATTGTTGTTAACCAACAAATCGTGATTTCCACTATATACAATCACTTTTGCAATTTCTGATAATTGCCTTATGAATGAACTTGTGAATATCATAAGTTCATTTGATATTTGTATTTTCTGATGCACAATATCACCGCATAGAAGGATTCTCATTTCATCCCTTTCATAATCCTTTGCAATTTCCTTGCAACTTTCAATGAATTTTGAAAGTTGTTCCCCGTATTCATCATGGCGCAGCACATTTCTTATATGTATGTCGGCTGCTTGTATAACACATTTAATCATAATCTAAATAAAAATTGAAATCATTTCAAATATATAAAAAAAATTTTAAAAAAGCAAATATTTATAAATAAAAATAATTGAAAAGTATATGCCTAATATAAATTCATTATCTCTTAGAGAAGCGTTTAACAATGACAATGGAAAGACAAGTGGGAATAAGTTGATTGGAATAATCACTTCTTTCGTATGTCTTTTCATTCTTGTTGCATGTACAATATATTATTTTATTGTTCCCGAACAAGGGGAAACAATTCTTGAATTATTGGACAAAATATTATATTTCTACATAACTGGTTGCGGTACAATGGGTGTTAAAACAATTTCTGCCCATATTGGCGGTAATAAAATAAATACACTTGGAAAGCAATCAAACAATAAAAAGAAACCAAAACCAAAAGAAAATGAAGCAACAGAAGAGTGAAGAAAATGAGTGGGATTTTCAAATCTCCAAAAACTTTAAGTTGTCTGAGTTTATTGAAAGTGAAACTGCAAAGAGAATGAACATTGACAATACACCAAGTGAAGAAATCATTGAAAATATCAAATTCTTGGTAACAGAATTATTGCAACCGATTAGAGATAGGATTTCATATCCATTCCACATCAATTCGGGTTATCGTTGCAAGGAATTGAATGACATTGTTGGTGGTTCAAGCAATTCTGCACATCTGCAAGGATTGGCTGCTGACATTGATTTGGGTTCAAGGCAACTCAACAGAATATTGTGGGAAGAAATCGAAAGGGGACATTTCAATTTTGACCAAGCAATCGATGAGAATGATTTTCTTTGGATTCACATTGGAATAAAGAAGAACAATGTCGGAAACAGACATTCAATGTTCAAACTCAACAAGAAACATCAAGGCTGCTGATTGTTTTTGGGAATTTCGCAAGATTATGGGACTTGATTACCGTGGGTGATATACTAGGTGAGGTATATCATCCTTTTTTTTATGTCAAATATACATCACTGATTTGTTGCGCATTGTTCAGATGGTCAACAATTCCCCTTTTACCCCATTTCTTGTATATTTCTGACGGGTCAAGTTCCTCATTAACTGGAACATATCTTATTTTACCATATAGTTTGCCTTGGTTCAATAATGAATATAGTTTCTTTACATCCTTAAATGCGTCACCATCAAGGAATATGTTCACGTTTGCATTTGCATAACGCATCAGTTTGTTGTATATTTCAAAATCTGGTTTAAGTGATTTTCCCAAAAGCGGTATTGAATTTGGAACTACAATATGGTCAAAAGGGCCTTCAACCAATGTAATGTCAGCATCCCATTGTACCTTGTTTTCGTTGAATATTATGCTTTTCCTTTCAATGTTTGGATTATAATATTTCTGCATAAAAGTGCGTTCACTGTAATTACGCCCAGTCCAATAATTCAATTGACCAAAAGCATCATATGAGGGTATTATTATCCTTGTGGATAACTTTGTTTGTGTTTTGTCATACAATGTATATCCAAGTTCATAATATTCAATTATATCCCAACCTATACCCCTATCAAGAAGATATTTAAGAGGTCTTTCATAATTGAATCCGTTCTTGTTGAATTTGATATACATATCTGGTAATTGCAATGATGTGTCAAACAAGAAATCAGTTTCAATGTTGAAATCATCTTTCTTGTATTTCAATTCATATAACTTGCTTCCTTTGAATTCCTTTATGGCATCCAAGTATTCCTTTAATATATCCTCAGTGCCATACATCTTAATCAGTTTGAATATAGAACCGTGCATTTCATCATTTATGGAACTGCATTTCCAACAATTGAATCTACCGATTCTGACATTCACTTCAAGATTGTGCTTTTCCCTTTCACTTTCACCGTAGTTCTCAATGCATCTTGGACAACCGAATTGCAATTGGCCGTCATCAGTTATCTCACGATATGGCTTACCCAAGAATCGTGATAATATATTTTGCAACTTTAACAAGAAATCACGCATACAAATATAGTTTTTGGCAAATATATAAAAAAATATTTGAAAAACCAAAAATGTTTTAATAATTTTTAACAAAAAAAATTTGCTTGTTATGAATAAATGTGCTATCTTTGCAAAAAATAAAACTGAAAAAAATATGGGAAAAACAAGATTAAAACTGTACGAAGACATCTTAAATGTATTGAATTCAAGCAATTCAAATATTGTACCACCATTGATTTCCAATGATGTCAAGAAATATTATTTGGAAAATAAGAATTTCTTTGGTGAGAATCCATCAGAACAAAAACTTATGGAATTAAATGTGGTAGATGCTTTATATTTCTTTAATTGTTTGGGAAACTATTGGTTTTTGCATACTGATGATATGTATATCATATTAAAATCTGATGGCACATATGATTTAATGTATTATGAAAGGGATAAATCACGATTCATAAACGTTTATGATTCTAGTTTTAAAACTGAATATTTGGAAAATTTACACAAAGAGGTATTAAATCCAAAAAATATTACTGATAGGGAAGAACTTGTGAAACGTTCAGAAGAAAATTTCAAACTTTTCCAAGAACTTTTCAAAAACAAGTATGTTATATTTGGTGGTAATGTTTCGTTTAGTGCATATTCAAATCTTAACATTATTAAAAGTGATGGTAGATTCCATTTCTTTGAAGACAATGAATTGTCCATTACTAAATTTGGAAAAAATGAAATAATGGTTTTTGCTTGGGATGAAAAAAGAAGGTATAATGTTTTTTCATCCACTTATAAACGATTTAACCAAGAAAATGTAGACGAATTATGCTATTATTTTACTGATGGTACTTTTCGGGAACAACTTCATTGGCTTTTCAAATATGGCGATGACATCAATGAAATGTTTGATTTCATGAAAGAAAAATATCGTCAATTCAGAGAAAAACCATCCAAACAAACAATGGAAGAATTTGAAAAAATGCGTCAATATTTTTTAATATGAAAAAAGAAACTAGAAATTATTTGGCTTATTTTGTTATAAGCAGAACAATTGCAATTTTAAGCGGAATTTTAATTGGTTTGCTTATTGCTTGTAATTAAAACTATAAAATTATGAAAGATTCAAGAGGAACAAATCTAAATGTCGGTGACATTGTTTCAAATGTACACGGTTATGACTTGATTGTCAAATATAGTGAAAAGTATGGGTGGTATGGCAGACTTGTCTGTGAGAAAACACATCCATGTTATCGTATGCCATATTACTTGGGGTCGGAAGAAATAACCCTCAAAAAAAGGTATAACAAGAAAAACAAACAGAAAAGGAATGACAAATAAAATAGAACTTGAACAAACATCTGAAATGTGTCCCGAACAATATTGGGCAAAAATCGATTCTAAAATCATCGGGTACATCAGATTAAGGTGGGGTCATTTGACATGTGATTATCTACCATTTGGGGAATTAAGCAAACAAGACGTTAGATTGGTTGATTATGTTTTCCCAAATGATGAATACAAGGGTTCTTTCGATTCTGATGAAGAAAGAAAACGTTGGTTGAAAAAGTGTACTCAACTATTAATTAAAAAATTAAACTTTTTTATACTTTTTTTAACAAATTTGATAATTTTTTAAAATAACTATATATTTATATATGATGAAGGTTTAAGAATAATAGGTAGCAGTACTACCGAATTTACGCTTGTGGACTACCCAACTGTGGATGACAGACTCAGCAATGAGGTACTAAAAAGCAGTGATAGATTGAAGCAAGAAGTTAATAATGAGCAAGTTTAGTTTTGTTCAAGTTTTAACATACTGTAAAGGTGCATTATTAAAAAAAATCAAAAAACATGGCAAATCATTCTAAAAGCAATGAAACGCTTCAAGAATGGTTAAAGAAAATGAACGTTGAAAAAAAGTGAAATTAACTTGGTATCATTTTTTATGATGATGCCAAGTTTTTTTATTTTAAAATAATATTTATTATTAAATAATATATATTTATGAAACAAATTGTTAAAGACCACGAATTGCTTGAAGCATTGATAAAGTTGAGATATGGAAATGACATTGATGCTGAAGAAACATATTATTGGAATGGAGCATACACCTTCCCAAAGGAAATAAGGGATTTGAAAAGCCCACTTGATAAATTATAAATAGAATATGAAGAAAGTAATTAGATTAACAGAAAATGATATTCACAGAATTGTAAAGAATTCTGTAAAAAGAATATTGAGAGAAAGACAAGATGATTTTGAGCCAGCAAAATATCAAGGAAAATGGTCTGTTTATGACAAAAAAAGTAGAACATTTTCAAATATAGGCGTTGGTAAGAAAAAGGCACATTCAAAGGCACAAGAATTAAATGACTATTGTGCAAAAAAAGACAAGGAAGAAAATGGTATAAATGAATCTTTTGAAGATGATTTCAATTCAACAAGACTTAGATTTCGTGATACACGAAGCCCAAATAAAATGTTTGGTTTTGAATTGAAAAATTCAGAAGGTGATTGGGAATATGGTGATGTCACATATGACCCAAATAGCAACACAATGAGTTGTATGGGTGTTTCAATAGAAGTTGACCCAGAAATGAGTGTTGATGCAAATTTGGAAGCACTATATGATGAATTGATTAATAATGGTTATGGTGATAGTGATGAATAAAATAAATGGCAATGATATATGTAATATCATTGCCATTATTATTTAATAACTGATTGTATATCCGCTTGTATCTTTCCAAGTTGCAATGGTTGCATTGTTGTTTTCACTTGGTATATTATGCAAAAGATTGTCATTGAATCTATCTGTTATTTCGATTACCTTGTATTTTGAAATGCAAAGTTCAAGTGATTTTCTCCAATGTGGTATTTCAATATTGAATACTCTTTTAATCTTGCTTTTGTCTAGAACAGAATAAGAAGGTCTTTTAACCTTGCTTTCAAATTCTGATGATTTGCAAGGCACTACATAATTTTTCTTGTAAGATGCATATTCTCTACTGATTTCATAGGCAAAATCATACCAAGAGCAAACACCTTCATTTGAATAGTTATAAATTCCAATAATAGATTCATCATCTTTATTATCTTCAATCCTTTTAACAATTGTAATAATTGTTTCAGCCAAATCCTTTGCATATGTTGGTGTTCCTATTTGGTCATCAACAACCTTGATTGGATTTATGTTATCATTAACCTTATTTATGATTGTTTTCATAAAATTCTTTCCATATTCACTATAAAGCCAAGACGTTCTGATAATGATATGTTTACAATTTTCTTTAATGATAAAATCTTCACCAATTTTTTTTGTATTACCATATGCACCTAATGGTGTACCTTTTCGCATTTCATTGCAAGGTGTGTTATATGGTTCTACGCCAAACACATAATCTGTTGATATTTGTATTATCCAACCATTTCTTTTTTTCATTTCACATGCCATGTATTGTGGTGGTAAAGCATTTAATTCATATGCACTAATATTATCTGTTTCTGCTTTTTCAACATTTGTGTATGCGGCACAATTAATTATTAAATCGATGTTATTATCGTTGATATATTTTGAAACGTCTTTTCTTTTGGTGACATTCAAAGGATATACATCAATGTTGTTACCAACAATGTCTGTATAGAAATAATCATTGGTTTCATCCAATTTTCTTGCATAGTTTCTAATTGTTGTTCCAAGTTGTCCTAATGCTCCAGTAACTAATATCCTCATATTTTTATTGTTATTTGTTTTGTTTCATTCCAATAATTTAAATCATAGGTTATTGAATCTCCGTTATCAACAACGTTTGATGATTTCAAATCCAATTCTCCGTTCTTTTCCTTGTTCATTTGCCCGTAACAAGCGACATATGAATCTACTGCATCAAAGTTTTCTTCTGACAATTCACCCTTTTTGTTATAAATCCATTCTATGTTAGGGAATATTTCAGCAACATTTGATTGCAGAACACTCTTTTTATCAACATCCCAAGGGAAACTACCAAACAGAACAAACTTGTTATTCTTTACTGCTGACAATATTTTTTCTCGTTTATAGTTTTCACCATCTTTTCCGAATTTTCTGATTGACATTAATTCTGGAAATGAATATTTCCTTGCCTCATAGGATGTTATGTAAGAAGGAACAACATTAAGTTCTTCATATACAGCAAGACTAATCATACCATTGAATTTAAGTAATTCACCGCAAGTGACTGAATTGTTGCTTGTAAGCAATGGTGATTCAATAACAACCTTTGAAATTCCCAAATTCTTGTATTTAATCAAAAATTCATTTCTGAATATTTCGGTTTTTTCAAACAAACTTTGTGTTTTATCAGTTTTTTTTGATACTTTTGGGCTTACGTGAGTAAGTTCAATTATTTTGCCATATTTTGAACCATCGTTCAATAAAAGGCAACAACCTATTGTTTTTGTGCTGATGTCAAGTCCTAGTATTATTTCCTTTTTTTCTTCTTCCATTATTTTGTTATTATAATATATTTAAATTTTAAATTATTTTTATTTAAAATATAATAATAATATTAAATATTTAAATAGATTTTTTTGCTTTTTTTAATTTTTTTTTATATATTTGTAAAAAAATGTTAAATGAAAAGAATTAGTATTTCAGAAGAACTTTATAACAAGATAATTAATTACTGCAAATTAAATAAAATAAATGATATTAACAAGGAAATCAGTGATTTAATTGTTATTGGATATAACATAAAATTATATGGTGAAAAACCACCGATGTTTCAAGTAACAAAAACAGAAACACCACAAATAAAGGAAGAACCAATTATTCAAGAAATAATTGAACCAAAAAAAGAAGAAACAATAGATAAAATTGATATAGAGCAAGAAAAACCAAAAAGAAAAGTACGAATAATTAAAAATTGAGTTATTTATGATAGAAATAGGTAAGAGAGCCAAGATACAAGTAAAATGGAAAGTTAGCCCATATGAATACAATGAAGAAAAAAGAAATAGTTTGATTTCAATTGTAGCAAAGAAATATGGTATAAAAAAGGATAGCGTCAAGATTATTCCAGATTTCTATTTGTTAGCAAAGGATGGAGAATTGAATGTTGAATTGTTGAATAACATACAGAATCCAAAATTTCATTTGGAACTATTTAAAGAATATTTGACTGTTAACAAAATTGAAAATTGTGATTTTGATTTCATCAAGAAAATAGATTCTGAAATCAATGGTTTGATTGATTATCGTGCATATGAAACACATAGACAATATACTGTAAAATGGGTAAGATGGAAAAATTTCCTTTCTTATGGACAAGATAACTTTTTTGATTTTAGAAACGTTTCTGGTTTAGCATTGTTAAATGGTGAACCAGCAAATCAAAGTGGTAAAACAACATTTGCCATTGATTTGCTTCATTTCTTGTTATTTGGAAAAACAGATAAAGCGGATAAGCAAGAAAAGATTTTCAACAAATGGCTTCAAGAGGAAACTGAAGTTGTTGTTGAAGGTTGCATTTCAATCAATGGTGAAGATTATCTAATAAAAAGAACACTTACAAGACCACAGTTAAAGAAAAGAACTGCTAGTAGCAAGACAACACAAAAAGTCGAATATTATCATTTCATAAATGATACTGATTTGGAAGAACTTGATGATTATGTTGAAAACAAGCAAGAGGAAAACAGTGTTCAAACAAATAAGATAATCAAGGAAAACATTGGAAATGAAGATGATTTTGATTTGATTATATGTGCCACAAATAGCAATATAGATGAATTGATTGAGAAGAAACCAACTGAAAGGGGAAAGATTTTATCAAGATGGATTGGATTGTTACCACTTGAAGAAAAAGGTATGGTTGCGGCAGAAAGATACAAAACTGAGATAAAGCCATATTTGCTATCAAACAAATACAACATTGCAACACTTACTGATGAAATAGAGGCTTTTCAAAAGAATCTTGATGGTTTGGTAAAGGAAGTTAATGAATGCGAAAAATCCAATGAGAATTATACGAATCTTATCAATGAATTGGAAGAAAACAAAAAAGTCTTATATCAATCAAAACAATCTGTAAAAGACAACATATCAACCATTGACATTACAACATTAAACACTGAAATTGAACGGTTAAAGGAATCTGGACTTAAAAAGAAAAGTGAAATAGAATCACTTACAGAACAGATAAACAGCATTGATGTCGGTGAATTCAATGAAGATGAATATTTAGGTTGGTTCAACAAGAAACTTGAAATAACAAATGAACTATCTGAGTTAAGGGCTGAATATAAGCATTTGTCGAATCAGATAAATGATTTGAAGAAAGGTGAGTATTGCCCAACTTGCGGAAGAAAACTTGAAAATGTTGATAATACAAGCAAGATTAACGAATTACAAGCAAGAATGGAAGAATTGGTTTCTGTTGGGAAAGAAAAGAACACAAATATTACAGAAATAGATGCAATACTTGAAAAGATGAAGATTGCAAGGGAGAATTTCAATAAAAAATCACAACTTAAACTGTCATTATCTGCTTGTGAGGTGCAAATATCAAATATGAGAACCGCGTTAAGGGATAAACTGCAAACAAGAAATGAAATAAATGAAAATCTTGATGCAATCAAGCGTAACAATGATATTGATATTCGCATAAGAAATTGTGAATTCACATTACGTGACTATTATAGCCGAAAGGAAGATAACATCAGAAAAATTGAGAACTACAAGAATGGAATCGATTATACAAGTCAAGAGATAAAGACTAGAAATGAAATAATAGAACAATTAAAAAAAGAGGAATCAATTATTCGAAATTGGGATATTTACCTTAAAATGGTAGGTAAAAAGGGTATTTCAAATATGGTATTGAGAAAATCATTGCCTATAATAAATGCACAACTTGTTCATCTATTGACTGACCTTTGTGATTTCAATGTTGAAATCGAAATGAAAGATAATGGTGATGTAGGTTTCTATATAATAAAGAACGGTGTTAAGGCAGATATTAGCAGTGGAAGCGGATTTGAAAAAACCATATCGGCATTAGCGTTAAGATTTGTACTTGGCAAGAATTCTGTAATACCAAAGATGGGAATCATTGTTTTGGATGAACTGTTTGGCAGAGTGGCAAGTGAGAATCTTGATAATATAAAAACCCTTTTGGACAGAGTAAGCGATGATTACCGAACAATGATTATTGTTTCACATCTTGATACAATCAAGGATTGGTGTTCAACAATCATAACCGTCTGCAAAGACGAAAATGGTGTGAGCCATTTGAAAACTAGAGATAATAAATAAGAGTGTTTAATTTTTAATTTTTAATGGAAAATTGTTATGCAAATGATTTTACAAGTACCGTAAAAACATATTACAAAAGTTTGAAGAACTGCAATCCTTTGACAAAGGAACAAGAAAAGGAACTAATGAAAAAGGCTAAGAATAATGATTTGGTGGCAAAAAACAAGATTTTGTCATCAAATCTAAAATTCGTCTTTGGGGAAGCAAAGAAATATAAGGGACACGGTGTGCCAATTGAAGATTTAATCTCAGAAGGGAATCTAGGATTAATCTATGCGTTTGACAAATTTGATACATCAAAGAATGTGAAATTCTTTTCATATGCAGTCTGGTGGATTAAGGCATATATGAATGAATTCATCAAGAAAACAAATAAAAAGGATTTCTATGAGCAAGAGGATGATGGCTTGCTTACAACAAAAGTTGAAAAGACAAATGAAATATATGATGATGAAGATGAAAGTTGCAATGTTGGCGATGTCATAATGTCCAATGAGGAAGATATGGCAGTTAGTGAAAAGAACAATGAAGAAAAAGAATTGACAGCCAATCTGTTGGATAAACTTGATGATAGGGAAAGACAGATAATAGAATATTATTTCGGTCTTAACGGCAAAAAGGAAATGAAATTGGAAGAAATAGGGGAAAAAATGAACTTGAGCAAGGAAAGAGTAAGGCAAATTAAGACAAAAAGTTTATTAAAATTAAAGTCAGAAATGCTACTTTTAAGTTGAAAATAATATTTATTATTAAATAATGGTTTATGGCAAAGAATAAAAATACAAAAAAGAATGTTGTAGAAATTGAAAGTGCTGCAACAGAAACAGTTACAGAGGTAAAGGAAAACAAGAGTGATGATAATGTTATGATTAGTCATGTTGAATTGCCTATTGATGTAGATGTTGCTACTGCAACCACAATTTCAATTGATACAAAGAAAGAAGAAGTTAAAAAGGCTAAACCTATTGAAAAGGAAACAAAACAGCCAACACAAAATATAAAGAAAAGAAAACCAAGAATTGATTTCAATTATTTTTGGAACGGAACTTACATTGGATAAAAAACATTGATACATATATGGATGATATTAGAAATATGCTTAAAGTCATCAGAGACGGAAAACACATTTGTGAAAAGAAACGTTCAATGCCAGAAATAGAGGAAGAAGCAAAGGAAAAGGATTTCAATTTCCTTACAGAAGCGGATTATCTTATGAGTAGGCTTGAAAAAAAAAAGATAAATGAGGAGGTTTCAGATGATGAAGATGATGTAAAGGAATACGTCATCAAGAAAACTGATACGCAATTCGGTGATTTGAGAACAAACCAAGAGGAAACGTTGAAGAAAACAATCGGTGAAGTGATTGAAATGGGTGAAAAGGCTTTGGTCTATTATCCAGATGACAAGGATTTGGTTCTCAGTGGAAAAATCAAGTCATTGAATGTCGCATTCCAATTCAGATACAATGACCCAAGCGGTATTGGTTGCTATCTTTGGGCAAACGGATTGCAGTTGACAGACAACAATCTTAGAGCCGTTGGAAAGATTGGTGACGCATACAAGAATTGGAAACAGTCATTGCTTCAAGGCGGTGATGTTATGGAGAAATTGGATAAAGAGGCTAAAAGAAAATAAACAAACTATGAAAAAGATAATTAGATTAACAGAGGGTGATTTGCACAGAATTGTAAAGAATTCGGTGAAAAGAATAATGAAAGAAGCGCGAAAAAACAGACCTTTATCAGATTATGCTAATGATATAGCACAACAATGGAGAAATTCATATAGAGGTGATGAAGATAGAGAAGATTTATGGGCAAAATATAAAGATTTAGATAGAATGCAAAGAGTTCATGATTTAAGAAATAATGAATTCCCAACAGCAGAATATCAAGGAGAAGAATATACAATTGACGACCCACTTCCAGATGCAACAATTTATATCCATTATACGGGCGCACCATATGCAAATAATGCATATCCAAACAGTGGTGAAAGTCTTAGAGATTATATTGAAAAAAGAGGCGAATCTATGGAAGATATTACGGATTGGTGGATTGAATGATAAATTTAATTAAAATAAACCATTAAAAAGACAATATACTGTTTATAGGTATATTGTCTTTTTTTGTTTGAAATAATATTTATATATAAAATATAAGGTAATGGTTTCAGATAGAAGAATACGTCAGATAATCCAAGAGGAATTGACAAAAAGTGACGAAAAGAAAATTAGGGAGATTATCGCTGATTCTGTAAGCGAGTTATTCAAGAACCTTTGGCAAAAGAAAGGTTTTTGGCAAAATGATATGAAGAAATAAAAAAGAAAAAAATGAACAATAAAAAGATATATATTAATGAAAATAGGTTAAAGGCACTTGTGGAATCCCATGAGGAAATAACCTTTTTTTCTTTTTTCAATAATATAAGGAATTTCTTAAAGGACTTGCTGAATGACCCAATAAATGCAGAACCAAGCGATGAACTTAAAAGATATTTTAATAATGCAACAAGGGGTGGTATCATTGACAAGTTGGTTGGTTCTGATATTGTCAGAAGAAACACAAAATTAAAGGAAACACCAAAACAAGCAACAGAAAACGGAAAATCACAAGTTAACTTTTCAATAAAATATTCTGTGCCAAGGGATAATTTCAAGGAAAAGATTCATAATCTTTATAACAAGACAATAAATGAGGCAAAGTCATTTTTCAAGGATGAGGAAAATATGAAAAAACAGATATTGGATGGTGAAGATGGTGAAACTTACAAACAGAGAGGTGGAATCAAGCCATTGAACGAATATTTGGACAAATATTATGGAAATGAATTGAAAAGTTATTTGAAAAAATCACAAACCAACGATGAATTTAACCAAGATGAAATGATTCAATATAATGATAATTGGACATTTTTTTATAAATTCATAAGTGAAAAATATGATTATGAATTTGATGAAGAAGAATTGCAACAAATAGAAGAATGTTGCGATGATTATGATGAAGCATTACTTGAAGATATATTAGATGGAAAATATAAAGAATATAAAAAAGAATTTGCTAATTGGTTAGAATATTATAATTCATATAGTTATATACCAACATCTAGTGTTATGGATTACACAAAAGACATAAACAACGGTTGGTTAATACATTTTTCAGATAATGCATGGCAAATTTGGCAAGAAGGCTTCCAATATGCCACATATGATATAGAAAAACTTGGTTATTCAAATGCTGGAAGCACAAAAGGCAAACACAATGAAGGTTTTAATTTTGCATATAATGCCGAATCTAATTTTGTAAAACATGCTTTTGTTAGAGGTGAACCAAAATATGGAAAAGAAGCAGTAATGTTCAGAGCAAGCGGTGTTCAAGCAACACATTTTGGTGATGAAGAAGAACAAGTGAT